TTCACTGTCACTGATTATCGTATGTGGTTGCTGCGACGCGACGGTGTAGCCGAATACATGAGAGCACCGCCGGGACGCATCTGGGACGATTTTGTTTATCGCGCCCTGGTGCCTTTTATTACCCCAGAGTCTGTGGTGCTGGATCTTGGTGCCTACTGCGGTCAGATGACCATAGAGTTTGCCAAACTAGCAGCACAGGTACACAGCTTCGAAGCACACCCATTCATGCACGAACTGGTCTGCATGAACATCGCGGAAAACGATATAACCAATGTGGTTGTGCATCATGCTGCCTGCTGGGACAAGGATGGAGAAGCGCTGCTGTTTCCCAGACCCAAGTTAAACATCTATGACAGCTATGCCAGCTGGGGTATTGATCCCACACGCAAGCAACGACTAGACGCACAGGATGAGGATCTGATCAGCATGACCATTGACTCACTGAATCTGCCCAAGGTGGATGTCGTGAAAATAGATACTCAGGGTTCGGATCTGCGTGCCATGAAGGGCATGGAAGACACCATACGCAGATGCCGACCAGTGATAGTCTTTGAATATGAACCCGCATTCTGTGTAGAGAATGAAGCCAATCTACCCACACCATTGTTCAATGAAAGCATGGCAGACTATCATGCCTTCATTGACAAGATTGGCTACAAGATAACACAGACCCTTTGGAACAACAACTACGTGATAGAGCCACAATGAAAATTACATTCTTCAATCAGTTTCACAACGGCGATTGCTTTGTAGGCAAGGGCTGGATCCGCAACATCATGAATCAGCTACCCGATGTTGAATTTTTCTATGCTCACAACAATCATCCCGACATCATCAAGGATCTGGGTTGCCAGTCATTGACCATGGCCGACTTGCCCGACATTGATCGCATGACTCGCCTGGCCAACGATGCCGATGGCAATCTCTACATCAATACCTGGTGTGGAGCTTTTCAGGGTGAATTGTTTGGTCATCATCAGCACAGCAACTATATTATTCAGCACAGAATCTATCAGATCTACTGCGAGAATTTATCCAAGTTGCTGAAACGGGAAATTACACAGTCCACCAATCCACACGACTATCTGCCCTTTATTGATTTTGGTTACTATCCCGATACTGTCAAGGCTGACAAGTTTGTTAAAGAAAAAGTTGGTGATAAGAAACTGGTGCTGATCTGCAATGGCAGTGCCATGAGTGGGCAAAGTGAAGTCGGCGACCTTGGCGATGTAATCACCCTGTTGTGCAAGGCCAATCCCGAGGTGGTGTTTGTGGCATCTACCATACTTGACATTCGTCATGAAAACCTATATTATACGCAGGACATCTTTGACAAAGCATCGGATCTCAACGAGATTGCCTATCTGAGCAAACGAGCCAACATAGTAGTAGGTAAAAACAGCGGACCCTACAGCTACTGCCAGTTCAAGGACAACATGGAAACACCAGGCAAGACCTTCTTTAGCTTTAATAAATTGCTTACCGATTGTCTGAATGCAGGCCTGGAGTTTCAGTCTCAGTTCAAGTTCAGTGATCAGAAGCACTCACAGTTGTTGTTTGGTATGATCAATCGTGAAATCAACAATGCTGCGCCAGGAACAAGAACTGGCATGCAGCATCTATACGCCTAGGATTAAAATGAAACCTACATTTATTGTCACCAGTGCTATTCATACTCAGGCTGGTATCTATCCCCCAGAGATTCGCATTCTGCAGACTCAGGATACCATCAACAGCATCAATCAGTATTTCCCCGAAGCCTTTATCATACTGGTGGACGGCAGCAGTCAACGAGTCAATGCTGAACCACCTCGGGGCTGGAATGAACTCAAACAACGTGTCAACATCTTTATTGACATGAGTAAAAATGAACAGATTGATCATCTGCATCAACAGGTCATGGACAAGAATCCTAACCGCACTGAAATGGGCGGCATGAATGGCATGGCCAAGACTCTGGCAGAACTCACTCTGCTGGCCAACACCTTTGAAACCATAGCACAGCATCCCGAGTTAGATGCAGTTCGAGACAGTGATAGGTTCTTCAAGATCAGTGGACGCTATAAACTTAGTCCATTGTTTACTCCTGCAGATCATTATCATCATGATCGCTATACCTTCAAGAAGGCAGACCCAAGCTGGATTCCCAATGCCCAGCAGGTAGTGGGCACCGATCATGGATTTGCCAGTCGTTTCTGGAGCTTTGATCGTCTGCTGCTGGACGACGTCAGGGATAAATACCAGGCCATGATTGAAGATGGACATGCCATTGCAGATCGCAACGGCTACATTGACATCGAGCATTTAATGTACAAGCACATTGGCACTGAAAAGTCAGTACAATTACCATTCACGCACTGCATGGGAACTATTGCTCCCAATGGCATGATGATTTACGATTGAGGTGAAACATGGAAGAACAAGAGAATTTAATTCTGGGCACAGCCTGGGGATATCATGTAGACCAGATCAAGGTCTTTATTGAGAGCTGGAAAAAGTATTGTCACGACACCAGACTAATCATGCTGGTAGAGCCGGACGTGGCACCGGAAAAATTTGAATATTTGGCAGACAACGATGTCGACATTAGATTTTTTACCGCAGGTTATTTCATACCTTCAGCAATTCACAACACACGCTACTTTAAGTATCTCGACATACTCCTGGAAGGCCGAGGTTATTATGATCGCGTATTTTTGACCGATATTCGTGACGTGGCTCTGCAGGGCAACGTGTTTGACGAAGTCGGTGCTGATGCCAACGGAGACCTTCATGCCTTCATGGAAGATCCAGACTGGACCTGCGACGAACGCTTCAACAAGCATATCCTGACCAGCAACTATGGTGAAAAAGTAGCAGCCGAATTCAAGGACAAACGCATCATCTGTTCGGGTACCACTCTGGGCAGTGCCGACATGATAACGCAGTACATTGTCGCCCTGATGAATGAACGTAGTCTGGAAAAGATGGTCAAGGCCGGAGGTATTCCCGACGAGCAGGCACCGCACAACTATCTGTTCCACAAAGATAAATTACCGAACACCAAGCATGAAAATGCCGATGGTGTGGCGACAATCTGTCTTACACACCCAGATCAAATCAAGATCTTGCCCGATGGCAAAGTCAGTGTCTATGGAAAAACTCCGGCAGTGATTCATCAATGGGATCGTCATCCAAATCTGGTGGAGCACTACAACAAACTTTACCTATAAAAAGGAGCCAGCATGGCCTTTCAATTCGATCTAACCGTTGACGCAGTTGCCGAGGCTTGTCCGCGTCATAAAAATCCAGCTGAGCTGCAGGCTGCACTAGAAGCTGTATTGCCACGCTACGAAATTGACACCCCAATTCGCGTAGCAGCATTTTTGGCTCAGTGTGGTCATGAAAGCGCAGACTTTACCGCACTGCAGGAAAATCTAAACTACAGTGCCAAGGGACTGATGTCAACCTGGCCCAAGAGGTTTCCCAACGAGCAGGCAGCGGCACCCTATAATCGCAACCCTGAACGAATTGCCAACAAGGTATATTCGGATCGCATGGGCAATGGACCCGAGGCCAGCGGCGACGGTTGGAAGCATCGCGGTCGTGGTGCCATCCAGCTTACCGGCAAAGCCAACTATGAAGCCTTTACTGCCGACCTGGGATTCGCCAGCGTGGACGATGCCATTCTATATCTGGAAACTCTGGAAGGCGCAGTTGAAAGCGCGGCCTGGTTCTGGTGGAAAAACAATCTCAACGAGGTTGCCGACGTCGGTGACATGAAGACACTGACACGCAAAATCAACGGCGGCGATCTTGGTCTGGCCGAACGAGTCGCTCACTTTAATCATAATCAACAGGTATTTGCATAATGAAATTCGACCCCGCTAAAATTCGCTATCGTTTCGCAGACTGTGAAACCATTGACAACAACTGGAGCCAGAGTGGCCAGGACATCTTTGTGCTGAGCATGCTCAATGGTCTGCGAGAAGGAACCTATCTGGAAATTGGTAGCTGTCAGGGCGAAGAGCTTAGCAATACCTGTCTACTAGAACGCAAATTTGGTTGGCGTGGAGCCGGTGTTGAAATCAACATCGAACATGTTGGCGAATACAATGCCATTAGAACCAACAAGAGCATGGTTGCCGATGCCACGACTGCGGACTTCCGAGAAGTTCTGCGCACAGTAGCTGGTATCGAAGAAACTATTCTGGACTATCTAAGCTGTGACTGCGAGCCCGCGGATCAGACATTTCTGGCTCTGCAGAATGTCATTGGTCAGGGCTTCAAATTTGCGGTCATTACCTTTTAACACGATACCTACAACAACGACGGAAGCATCAAAATCCAGAGTCGTGAATTCCTCCGTGGCCATGGCTACGTACTGGTGGCCAGCAACATCAGTGCATTGGGCTCGGGATACGACTACGAAGACTGGTGGGTTCATCCAGATCTAGTAGATGCTGATTTTATAGAATTATTCAAGAATGACAACGACACCATCAAAGACTGGTCCAACTATATCTACCCATGCTAAGACTCTGCTGGGATTTGGCCTCGGTCAACCCCCGCCCTTGCTGGAAAGAGTCACTGCCGCCGACGGCACTCGCTACTACAACACCCCCACAGGACGACGATATCCAAGCGTGACCACCATCTTGGCCGAAAAAGGTCGAGCTGGTATTCAGGCCTGGCGTCGCCGCGTGGGCGAAGAACAGGCCAACACCATTAGCCGTGTGGCCGCTGGTCGTGGTACCGCAGTGCATGCCGCGGTGGAACGATATCTCAAGAACGAAAACCCCTGGGATGGGCGCAGTCCTACTCCCTTGGTCTACGAAGGATTCCGCAGTCTGATACCAGAGCTAGACAAGATTGACAACATACATTGCCAGGAGACTGGCATGTTTAGTCACCATCTCAGACTGGCTGGCAGCGTGGACTGCATTGCCGAATACAATGGCCGACTCAGTGTCATTGACTTCAAGACCAGCACCAAGCCCAAGAAAACAGAATGGATCAGCAGTTATTTCATGCAGTGCGCAGCCTATGCCATCATGTATGAAGAACTCACTGGCATTCCCATCACTCAACTGGTTATCCTGGTCAGCGTAGAAGAAGAGCCCGAGCCTCAGGTGTTTATTGAACATCGTGACACCTGGGCCAAGGAACTGCTGCACTGGAGAGACAACTATGAAACGGTGTATGGGTCATTGACAACCACCACAATCTAACATACAATGTATGTGTACCCGCTTCAGATAGGATTATAAACCATGGATGATTTCAAACATCTTTACATCAACAAGAACCTTAGCAGTTATGTTCAGGTCTATGACAACGCCCTAGACACTGATGTCTGCCATTCATTGATCCAGAGCTTTGACAGCGATGTTGACAATCAGCAGTTGCGTGAAAACCAGTACATGTATTTCATGGAAAATAATATTTCGCGCAATCAATGGCACATGCCCGAGGTTTATCAGACTCTGCTAAACTATCAGGTAAACTATCTGCAGGACAGTCAACTCAATGTTCTGATGCTGACCACCGAAGGTGAATTCGAAGAAGTTCGCATGCGCAAGTATCGTGCAAGTCTGGGCGATCATTTTTATCCGCATGTCGATGTCGTGGGTAATCGTACACAGAGTCGATTGCTGACCTATCATTTATTTCTCAACGATGCCAACAGCGGCAATCTGGAATTTCTGCAGCTGGATCGTGACGTCAGCATTGAACCACGACAGGGGCGGCTGGTAATTTTCCCCAGCACCTGGCAGTATCTGCATCGTGTCAATGAAGCCATGGACGATGATGTGTATGTCATCAACAGCCATTTTCATGGTCCGGACATCTACAAGGACAAAGAGTCAGAGGCATAAATAAAGTAATTGTTGTAATCCCTTCAAAGCGAAGGACTTCTGGACGCGGGTTCGACTCCCGCCAGGTCCACCATAAATGTTTTGGCACAGAATGTTTATGATGGGCCTGCCATGGTTTCGACAGGGGTAGATAGTAGCGACGGCAACACGGTAGGCGATGACCGTAAATCAAGCAAACCAAGTAAATGCAAACGACGAACTGTTCGCATTAGCAGCCTAAACACTGCTTAGGGTTTCGCCAGGTTTCCTCGTAACAGAATAACCTGGCACTTATCGCCGAGGAATGAATGCAAAAGAAAACCTACAAATCAATATTCATTAGCGATGTTCATTTGGGCACCAGAGACAGTCAGGCCGACAAGTTAAATAATTTTCTTAAAAACAATACCTGCGAAACTCTGTATCTGGTGGGAGACATTCTTGATATCTGGAAAATTCAACAAAACAAGTGGCGCTGGAAACAGAGTCACACCAATGTGGTGCGCCGCATTCTGGGTCACAGCAAGCGCGGCACGCGCGTGATCTACGTGGCTGGCAATCACGACGAATTTTTACGTCCGCTCATGCCCTATGACATTGGATTCGGCAACATTGAAATCTGCAATCAATGTGAACATCGAGGCATCGATGGTCGTCGTTATCTGGTCACACATGGCGACTTATTCGACGGCATAACCAGACTGGCGCCCTGGCTGAGCATGCTGGGCGATAAAGCCTATGATTTTATACTGTCCTTGAACACCAAGTTTAACTGGATCCGCCATCGCCTGGGCTTTGGTTACTGGAGTCTGAGCCAGTTTCTCAAGGGCCGAGTTAAAAAGGCAGTAGATTTTATCTTTCAGTTTGAACGCAATCTCGTGGCCTACTGTCGTAAGCGTGGCTACGATGGAGTGATCTGCGGACACATACATCAGGCCGAAATCAAGGACATCGACGGCATCACGTACATGAATGACGGCGACTGGGTTGAGAGCTGCACTGCCCTGGTCGAACATCATGACGGGCGCTGGGAGATTGTTACCTGGACCAAGGAACGAGACGATGAAATTATCTGAACTGATCACCATAGTTGTTCCCTGCAAGAACGAAGAGAACTACATAGCGCACCTGTTGATGCATCTACGTCAACAACAAGACCTAGGCAATACCAGAATTATCATTGCCGATTGTTCCACGGACAAAACACGAGAAGTTATTCAAACAATGAAGGGTGACCTCAACGTTGAAGTCATCGACGGCGGACCAGTCAGTGTTGCCAAGAACAATGGTGCCAGGCTGGCAACCACGCCCTACATTCTATTCATAGACAGCGATGTAAGATTTTTTAATGACAACTGCATCATTGACAGCGTCAATGAAATAGTCTACAATGACTTAGACTTAGTTGGATTGTATGTAAAATGCTATGATGGAGATCGAAGAGCACAGATTGGATTCATGTTGTTCAATCTAATAAATCGTATCATGCAGCATCGAGTTCCATTTGCCGTGGGTGCTTTTATGCTGACACGCCGAGATAGATTTGAACAACTTGGCAGGTTTGCTGAAAAGTATGGTACCAGTGAAGATTTCTTTTTATCTAAACAATACCATGTTAAAAAATTCAAACTAGTCCAGCATTATTTTGGTCAGGATAGTCGACGGTTTGAAAAGATGGGATACTTTGGCATGGCCTGGTACCTTATTAAAAACTTCTGGAACAGAAACAATGAAGCCTATTGGAGCAACGCTGACTATTCCAGATATTGGTCATAACTTTAACTAGGAGAGCATCATGAAATCAATCATCATTGCTGTAACCACTATGGCCGCAATCACCATGAACGCCATGGCTGCAGAGACTGTCAACAAACCCGCGGTGGCCACACCTTCGGTCACCAAAGCCGATGCAGGTAAACCAGCACAAAAGAAACCAGTGCCTAAACCCACTCGCGATCCAGTAGCGGAAAAAAAGAAGAAATGCGCAGCCAACCCCAAGGATGCTGCCTGCAAGAAAAAGAAATAAATGCGCATCGACATTTTCAAGAACTTTATTACACCCGAGGAATGCCAAGAGCTCAATTCCTGGGTGTACCAAGGTGTTGAAAATAAATGGTTAGATCTCAGTTATCAGATGGCTGGCAAGGGTGGCTACGATCTAAGATTGACCAGCAGACTGTATTCCGACAGATATGAGTATCCAGAGTTTGTGAGAACACTGTCTTCTAGGATACGACATCATGTTGGCATCGACAGCTACCCGTTGATCGAAGGTCATGGCCGCGACGGTGTCGTGGTGTCCTATACCAAGCCTACGGGAACTGTGTATCGGCATCAGGATGGCAAGTCCCGTCTCGGAGAATCTGCTTTGAGATGCAACATCCTGACTCAGGCACCCGATGCCGGAGGTAAGTTGATTGTCAACGATCAGCAGATTGACATCGGTGTAGGTGATCTGCACTGCTATTTGGCATCAAAATACCTGCATCATGTCACTGAAGTAAAAGGCGATACTCCACGCATCATGTGGATGTTTGGAAGTTATGTGCCAGAAGATGTTTGGGAAAATAATGATTTTCTGTATCAGTGAATTGTATAGATATAATAGCAGAACTTTTTCTGCATAATCGGAGATGACTATGAAATGGACTACACCAGCAGCCACAGAAATGCGTTTTGGATTTGAAATCACCATGTACATCGCAAATCGCTGATAGATATATAATTGTAGGGTTGATGGATCCCAATAAAACCATCATTTCACACACAACACAGGAGAAGTAAAATGTCAAACATGACACCGTTCGAGATTCGCCTTGAACTATTAAAAATGGCGAAAGACATGCTGGGCGAGGAATATTTCGCCAATCGTGAACGAGTTAGCAACGACTGGAGCACCAAGGTCGAATCTGCTAAACTCAATGGCGGCACCATACCCGACCATCCAGGCTTTTCAGCCTATCCCTCAGAAGTCGACATCATAGCCAAGGCTCAGGTCTTGAATGGTTTCGTTTCCAACATCGCAGTAGATCCAAAAGCCACAAGCAAAAAATCTGCCTGATAAGGGAGACAACGGCACTATCTTGTGCCGTTGTTAGTACCATCTAACTAGGAGAAAATATGCTAGAGAAACTTAAATATCTAGTACCTGTAGCAGCCGTCACGGTGGCGCTGTTATTTGTAACCGCAGTAACTTCACATCAGATGAGCAGCCTGTCTCAGGCCAAGGAAAGCGCTAGTCTGATAACTGCGGACACTCGCATGAAAGAACTGGAATGCCTGGCACGCAACATCTATTTTGAAAGCGCCAGCGAACCGTTTGAAGGCAAGGTAGCAGTAGCTCAGGTTACCATGAATCGCGTAGCCAGTGGTAATTTTGCCGGCACTATCTGCGGAGTTGTTTATCAGAAGAATGTGATCTATGACAAGGTAATTTGTCAGTTCAGCTGGTACTGTGACTCACCATCTACTCTCAAGGTGCGTTCACCTGAACTGTATCGCGAAAGCTATGAGGTAGCCAAGAAGGTGTTGTTGGAGGGTTTTAGATTGCCGAGTCTGAACAAGGCTCTGTTCTATCATGCCGATTATGTTCGTCCTGGTTGGAATCGCACCAAGATCACGCAGATCGGTCGTCATATATTCTACATGTAAGGAACATCATGAATGATTTTGTAAAAAAGGTTCAGGATAAGTTTTCAGGCATTGGTTCAGACACACTGAGCTGGACAGCAACTATTCTAGGCCACTGCATTTTCCTGCCCAGTGCACTGGCTCTGCTTACCGGCCTCACGGATCGCACTCCCAGCCTGGACATTGTGCTCATTGTGCAGGCCATGCTCATGCTGGGGTTTATTCGCAGCATCCTGATGCGCGACACCGTGGCCAGTGTTCTGCATGGACTGGGCTGGTTTGGACAGAGTCTGCTACTTGCACTCATTGTCTTCAAATAACCATTGACTCTGGCAGAAGAATATACTACAATCAGATATATAAGAAGTAGCGTGAAGTTCATGCTGTTTAAGAATTTTTTACTTGACTTGAAACGGAGAATGAAGTGTCAAAATTTAAGCCACCGCAGCGCAACAATGCTAAATTGAACCCGCTGTTCATCAACAAACCTCAGGCTAAACGCCCCACCATGATTTTCATCGCCACGCCGATGTTTGGTGGATCCTGCAACTACATGTACATGATTAGCCTGATCAACTTGTTGACCAGATTGAGTCAGGCCGGTATTCCGGCTACCTTTGAGATTGCTGCAAACGAAAGTTTGATCACCAAGGCTCGTAATATTCTGGTAGAAGGCTTTCTTAGAAGCGATGCCAGTCACTTATTGTTCCTGGATGCCGATCTGGGATTCCAGGCCGACGATGTAATTCGCATGATCCAGGCCGACAAGGACATCATTGGCGGACAGTATGCCAAGAAGAAGATCAACTGGGATGTAGTCAAGGGTGTGGTTGCCAACCGTCCCGACATTCCAAGCCATGCCATCAATGCCGTGGTTGCTGAAAGTACCTTCAAGCCCATTGGAGACAGCCTGACCTTCAACATCAACGAACCCGTGGAAGTTGAAAGCATTGCCACTGGACTGATGCTGGTCAAGCGCGAAGTGTTTACAAAGATGGAAGCAGAATTGCCTGAGATTGAAATCATCAGCGGCGGTAGTGAAACCATGGACCCCAAGACCATGACTCGGGTTACCGACGGACATCGCAAGGCCAGCGCTTATTTTGATGTCAGCATTGATCCCGTGACCCGTGCCTATACATCAGAAGACTTTACCTTCTGCAAGCGCTGGCGTCAGATTGGGGGACAGGTATTCCTGGCACCCTGGACCAAGACAGTGCACGTTGGAACCTATGAGTATGTCTGCGATCTAGCAGCAGTAGCTACCTGGGCACAGGGACCAGCTCCCAATCCAGCTCCCATGCCCAGTGCCGGCATCATTAACCCAATCACGGTAGGATAAGCCATGGCTGGGATAAATGACAAGATCAAGGGACGCAGCATCCTGGGCATGGTGCTGACTGGTCCCGATGGTAAAGTCAAGGTTGACAAGACCGTGGGTGATGAAGGAGAAGTTGTTACCAGCGAATTCATCATCACCAGGGAATTTGCCACAGCCAATGATTTTAGTCTGTGGGTGGAAAAGCAGCATGCTGAGCTGAAGATTCCACGCATGGATCTCATCATTGACTATTGCACAGACCGCGACATCGACATCGAAGTTGTTGCACCTTTGATTAACCGAGCACTCAAGGAACGCATTCGCGAAGAAGCCGAGAATGCCAACATGATGAAAAAGACAGCCAGATTACCACTATGATCAACATGACTGATTACCAAGCCTACAAGATGTATCTAGCACTAAGGGCTCATTTTCAGACCGATGACTACGATGTCATTGCACAGCGTGGACGTATCCGAGCCAGTGAGAAAAGTTTCATTGGCTCGGGCAAGGCATTTAGTTTTCAAAGACTGGCCAAGCTCTACAAGGACGATGAGATCTGTGACTTCATGGTGGCCAACTTCACAGCTGGCGATCGCTGGGGCGGAGTATTTGACAGCGAAGCTGCACGCCGTTATCAGAACTGGAAGCGTCGTGTAGAAAGTCTGCGCTATATCTTTACCCAGGATCTGCAACGATTAAAGGCTATGACCGAGGATGAGAACACAGATCTAACCTCGGCCGAACCTGGACACCATCCCCTGGTGGTGCGAGCCTATTTTGGCCAGCACATCAGTCTGGAGACCCTGGTAATTTTAGACACTCTGCTAAACTTCAGCGCAGGCTATGATCAGACCATGTCAGAAACTTTGATGTGGCCCGAGACCAGCAGACTTATTCGTAAATATCGGCCTTTCCTGAAGTTCGATGAAACCGCGTTTAGGCAATTATATGCAAGCAACTTCCAATGAAGTGTTCAAACAAGAAACCGATCTTAGGTTAAAGGTACTGGAATCAAAGTTTGAAAATCTCGACAATGATATTCAAAATCTAGTATTGATGATCAACGAACTGGTGGAACAGAACAAGGATCTGCAGACCTATTCAATCCAGCTGGCCAGCATGCAGGATCGACTAAGCAGATACATCTCACACTGGCCTTTTGTACGGAACCGCGAATAATCCAACATCATGGGCAAGACATTCAAGAACCTCCGCAGAGAGATGCGGGAAGACAACTACGGTAAATCTAAAACGGTGAATCGAGAAGATAAAACCTTTGACAAATACAAAAAAAGCATATATAATATAGCATCCTTGGAGGAATCTGAGGATGACTTATATGATGAATTTGATGACAGCACTGATCATGAATCCAACCATACCAAGTCCATACATCGCAAATAAGGAGCATACAAATGGCATTTAATAGTTTATCCGATCTACGCAAGAGCCGCGGTGGCTTTGACAACCTCATGAAGGAAGTCGACAAAATCAGCCAACCCGCCGGCGGTGAACGCAAAGAAGACGATCGTCTTTGGCAACCCACAGTCGACAAGGCTGGCAATGGTTATGCGGTCATCCGTTTCCTTCCCCCACCTAAAGGTGAAGAGCTACCCTGGGTCCGAGTCTGGAACCATGGCTTTCAAGGTCCCACTGGCAAGTGGTACATTGAGAACAGCTTGACCACCATCGGCAAGCCCGACCCTGTCAGCGAACTCAACAACGAGCTCTGGAACAGCGGCAGTGAAGCCAACAAGGAAATTGCGCGCAAGCAGAAGCGCCGTCTTGCCTATGTCTGTAATGTACTGGTGGTATCAGATCCAGCCAATCCCCAGAACGAAGGTACTGTCAAGCTCTACAAGTTTGGCAAAAAGATCTTTGACAAAATCAAGGATGTAATGCAGCCTCAGTTCCAGGACGAGGAACCTCTGAATCCTTTCGACTTCTGGAAGGGCGCAGACTTCAAGATCAAGATCCGTCAGGTCGAAGGCTATCGTAACTATGACAAGTCAGAGTTCGACAAGCCCAAGGCAGTCAGTGAAGATGATGAAGTGATTGAAAAAATCTGGAACGGCGAACACAGCCTCACAGACTTCTTGGATGCACGTCATTTCAAGAGCTATGATGAGCTCAAGAAGAAACTGGAGCAGGTTTTGAATGCCACGGCCAGCAGCATGGCCCGTGCCGAAGCAGCTGATCTAGACAAGCCCCGAGCAGCACCAGTTGCCACATCGGGTGCAGATCGTGCACAGGCTCGTGCCGCAGCCAAGCCAGTGGTGATTGCCGATGAAGATGAAGATGAAAGTCTAAGCTACTTTAGCAAGCTAGCAGCCGACGATTGATATAAAAACCGTCTAGGTTTTAAGGGAGCTCCGGCTCCCTTTTTCACGTTTAGAAGAAATGTGCATTGCGGTTGGCATAGCGTTCCATGGCGCTTTCTTCGGAACGTACACTGCCGCGTGGTAACAGCATCTGGGTATCCTGCTTGCCCTGCGCTGACTGTTGTTGCACCGGACTCTGAATTACTATGGGTGCAGGTGCAGCATTCTTGGCCTGTTCGTTGCTGGCGCTGAGTGAAGAAACTTTTTCGCCGGTGGATACTTCTTTCATGGCACCTGCTGCCGTGGCCTCGGACTTGAATTTTTCCTTGGCCTTGATGCTGCCTATGAACTCGGCCTTTTGCCGCATGATGCTCTGCGACATTCCTGACGCATTGGGGCGAGCTTCTAGCTGCTTGTCGAATTCCTCTTTGGTTACTTTTTCTTTGTAGTCCTGATACTTGCGATAGTTTTCGTTGTCGTTTTTAGCAAACTGCATTTCACTGAAACTATAACTGCGCTTGCCCTCCATGGGCGTCTTGGCTGTTGCCTGAGCCGTGCTGGGTTCTCCACCTTTTAATGTACCCGAGCTTTTTTGGGTAATGGATCCATCTGGATTTTTTACTGTGGTTGTCGGAAGTTTAGCAGCTTTGCCTTCAAGTTCGGCTATTTCTCGTTGTGTTTCCTGGAAATCAGGATCATTGATTACCGCGTCATAATCTTTGTTATTAGATTTTTTAGGTGTTGCGGATGCAGTCGGAGTTATTACTGCTTCTTTGCCAGCCTGCACTTCCTTGCCATTGACCGTGACCTTGGGCTTGACACCAGACATTGCTGCAATGGCCTTGGTGGCCAGAATATCTTCATGAATTTCAATGCTCTGACGATCGTCAAAGTCTGGTTGAGATTTGCTGGCCAACTCGCGAAATTTGTCTTGCACCCCAGGCAAGCTTCTTGACATATAGTCTACTGGAGTTGACTCTTTGTAATCCTTGAGTGCAGCTGTCCAGTTGGGACCAGGTCCCTTGGGTTTGGCCGTTGGTGGTGGTGTGTCGGTTGCTGATTTTGAATTTTTAAGTTGCTGTTGATATTTGGTTTCAATTTCTGGGGAATATGAATTGCCCATACCTTTACTCATTTTAATAACAGCCATTTGTTTATCAGAAAGTGTATCACCAACGTCTTCGTCGGCTATGCGTGTTTTTTTCTCACTTATAGTAGTAGTTTCAACTTTTGGTGTTGTGGCTGCTGCTGGCATCTTGCCCTTGAGCATGCCGTCTTGTTTGGCAAAATATTCAGACTCAGATTTAACCCTGTCTGCACGAGCCTGTCTGGCCAGACTGGGGGAAACGAAATCGCCCACGTGTTCTATACCACGGGCCACGCTTGATACTCCGGTTTGCCACCAGTT